ATTAACTTCAGTCCATGTGTTGGTTACATCTGGATCTACATTAGACCAAGCCGTTATTAGTGGTGAATTAATTGAAGTTTGTAATTGTATTCCTGTAACTAAAACGTCCACTCCAGGAACTGCTACTACCGTGCCGATAGAGGACGTTATTTGAGAACCTGTAACATCTACAGGTGTATTTATATCAATAGTTTCTTCTCCTAAAGATGCTGTTATTTGTGAACCTGTAACATCAACATCTGCGTCTGCGGTAGTTGTTACAGAACCACTTAATGTTTGTAATTGACTTCCTGTAACATCAACGTCCTTGCTTATTGTAGCTAATACTGTACCAACCGAGAATGTAGCTTGACTTCCTGTAACTGTAATATTTGCATCACCTGTTATATCAACATTGTTTGTTGACATAACCATATCGTGTTCAGTAACAATTACACTTACATTACCATCAGCACTTACAGAATATGTTCCAAGTGATAAACTTAATTGTGATCCTGTTACTGGTACGTTTGCATTTCCTACAAGAGCTTCTTCTCCCATAGACATTGTAAGTTGAGATCCTGTTACTGCAACACTTGCTCCAGCTTGAGCAGTAGCAGTTCCAATAGAACCAGTTAACTGAGAACCTGTAACACTTACGTTAGTATTTATATCTATAGTAGAATTTCCTAGAGACCCTGTTAGTTGTAAACCTGTTACATTTACATTTGCATTTGCAGTTACAGTTGAAGCACCAATAGAACTAGTTAATTGTAAACCTGTGACGGCTACATTGACATTAGTTCCTCCTAATGAGGCTATCGGGGACTGTGATAAAGCTGTAATACCTAACATATAATATAATCCTTAAAAGGAGACAGGGGGTATGTGGTGGTGCCCTGCCTCCATCTAAGAATTATATCATCGCTTAAACCATGAAGGAAGACCTAGATGAGGTCTTTTATCGAACATATTAGCTCTTAATTAAGTTTTTTAAAGACTATGTTCAAATTCATTCTAAACTTATCTTGTTTAGGTTGTATACCCTTATGTAACGTAGTGCTATTAAAAATTTTAACTTGAGATTCATTATCCTTATAAAATTTATTGTTTATGTTAGTACCTCCATCAGTTGTGTGTAAATTATAAATTATTGAGTAAAAATCATTATCTCTCATGTCTTTATGAAAAGATGAAATATTATCTGTTGTATAAAAATTCCAAAAAAATCGTTGTAATTCTCCTTTCCAATTTATTTTGTCCATAGTCATTTGCCAAATTAAATTTGCAAATACATTTAATGGTGTGTTTAAATTTATTAAATCATTAGTTTCTGCATTATAGGTCATAACTGTTAAACCTCGATTGATGCCTTTTTCTATTTCTAATAAATGATTTATATGGTTTTCATGTCCCAAAAACCAATGATGGTTAGTTAACAATTTAATTATTTGAATATTATTGTTTGTAGGAATATTTAAATTTAAAATCTTTACTTTCATTTTCTCTTAAACCACGAAGGAAGACCTAGATGAGGTCTTTTATCAAACATATTGTCCCTTGCACCTGGTGTTTTACGATTATTATAATGTAAGAAAACTTGTACGCATTCCTTACCTTTAAACTTATTTCTCCAATGCTCCAACTCACATCCAGAATAAACTAACATGTCTCCTGGTTTTAAATCTACTTTGATACCTTTCAACCCTTCTTTACCAGATGGCTCTAAATATATTGGCCAAGGATCACCACCTAGATTCATAGTAGTTGATATCTCACAACTAAATCTATCTTTGTGTCTTTTAAGAACATCACCTTTTTTATAAATTCTTGCATAAGTATATGCAGGATATAATTTTAATCCTGTTGCTTCTTCCATTTTAGGAAGACATTTAAGTAACAATGTTTCCATAGCCATATTAGAATATTGAGAATATGTATTTGGAATCTGTTCATTCTCACCTTCGTAATATCCAATAATAGTTTCAAAGGGTGAAAAGTATCTACGTTCTCTACAAGTATCATAAACTTGTTTCTGCATACTAAAATAGTTTGCAACAAAAGCTGCTAGGTCTTTTGATACTGCTTGTTTGATTACTGTATATTTTTTCTTTTTAAAACTCATATTAAATTACCGCTGATAATTAATCTATTACTACCTTTGTTAATAGGAACCTCGTGAGGTATAAATCCTGGAAATATTAAAAGCACGCCTGGTTTAAAATTAAATTCTATTATTTTACCTGTAAATATCAAAGGAAAACCTACATCATAAAATTTTAAAGGTGCTGAATTTTTATCTCCGTCAATAAACCAAACAAAAGAATAATCGTGCGTAGACGAAAAATGAGTATGTATTGGATGGTATTCATTTTTTTTATATTGCTGTACCCAACAATTTTTTAAATTTAATTTTAATTTATCAAAGCTTGTTTTTAAATTAGTATTTATAATATTTAAAAGCAATGGATTTATTTCTTTTGATAAATCATAACTATTTCTATTTTCGTTAAATTTAGTAAGTTTAATTTTTTTAACGTTGTCTTTTATTTCTTTATTAACGCTTACAAAACCTTCATGAATAGAATAAATAAAATCATGTTTAAACATCTTTCGCCATTTCTTTAGGTATCGCTTGTATGTTCCAATGTATAAATCTAAAAGGCTCTAAACCAAAATCAACTGCAAATTCATGCTCTAAAAACCCTGGAAAGATAATTAAAGTTCCAGGTGTAGGTTTAAAATGTATCAACTCACTACCACTCCACACACCTTTTTGATTCGGTTTCATTTTTAATTTTGTAGCACGAGCACCTGTTCTAGGTTCGTGAAATACTGGATAAGAAGTTTTGTCACTACACTTTAAAAAGTAAAAACCTGATACGTGTTGATTCCAATGTACGTGTGCTGAATGATGACCACCACCTTTTTTTGCAAACTCTTGTACCCACATCTCGCTAAACATAGTTGTGTATTGCTGCATATCAAAACCTTGGTGATCTAAATACTCCCAAGACTTTTGACCAATGTAATTTCTAAAATCTAAAAAATCATTATCAGCAGTTAAAGGTGTTGAATGATACGATCTTCCAAAATCACCGTGCTCTTTAATAAAAGCTTTCTCTCTTGTTCTTGCATCTTTGATATATTTATTAGATGCTTTGTTTAATGATTTAATAAACTCTGGTTTTTGTTCTGACCAAATAGTTGTGTTAAAATAGTTATTAATATACATTTCTATCCTCCTTCTTTTTTAAATTAAATGACAAAGCATATTTATTCTCATCAGTTACGTTTCTGTTTGCTTGATGAACTAAAAAACTCGAAAAAAGAATAAAAGAATTAGATTTTGGTTTTATTTCTTTATTAAGTTGAGGAAATAATAATGTTTGACTATGGTTATTAAGATAAATAATTCCAGATAAATAACAAGGATCATGAGCATGCGATTCTGTAAAATGTGAAAAGTTTTCTTTCAAACCCCAACAATTATAAAGATAATAAGGTTTAATATTTTTTAAAGAATCTAAATAGTCAAATAAAGGAAAAATGCTTTTTAAAAAATTTTTGTTATTTGTAAAATATTCATAAGAGGTCATATAACCTTGTACGTTTGTATTAAAATTATTATTATTATTTTGTTTAATTCCATCTTCTATTTGTTTTTTAAAATATTTTAAGTCTAGGTCTAGATTGCCTTGTATAAATAAATAATCTACTTTTACTTTATCCTCTATTACTTTTTTTAATTTCATCTAAAAGGTTTTCCTAAATGCCAGACTACAAGACTATATCTTGTACCAGCGGTTACAGGTTTAACTCTATGCCATACAAATGATGGAAATACAATAATAGATCCTTTTGGTAAAATCTCTTTTGCTCTTCTCAAATGTTTAGCTTCGTCTCTCATATGTGGATCGTAGTTTCTAAAATCAAATTCTAATTCACCACCTGTGTATTCGGAACCATCTGTTAACTGACACGTCATAGATAGTTTTCGAATCTTACCATGATCAGGTCCTTTTTTTTCATAAGGTTTATCCCAACCATCACAATGCCAATCGTAATATTGGTTGTGTTTATATTTTGTAAATTGACAAGACTCACTTCTTTCCCAATCAAAGTTCCAACCAGCTGCTTTATTTGCTTCGTGAACGTATGGGTGTAATTCTTTATATATCCAAGTATCATTTAACCAGACTAAATCAGAATTTCTTTTTCTTTTTAAATCTTTAACTTCTTCTTTAGATAATTTTCTATCTCCATAACCACCAGTTCTTGCCATTGTTTCTTCTTGTTGATTAGCATAAGCTATTACATCATCACAAAACTTTGGTGTAAGAACACCACTAAAATACCAATAGTAATTAGATATATTCATAAGTTATGGTTTGAACAAAATTCAAACTATCTTTCTGATCATTTGATACAATATACATATTAGTA